GCCCCGCAGCTCTTGCTCTATGGCACGCTGGTTGAAGCCACACCGTTCCTGAAGAACGACGACCGCATCCCAGTTTGGCAGAATATGTACGATCGCGCGGCGGCGATGCTGAACGGCGAAGACCTCGCCAAAATCCTAGACCGATCCGCCGTGCGCAAGGAGGCGTAATAATGTCCACGTCATTCACTCAAGTCTTCGGCGGTACAACGATATACCCCTCAGACGTATCGTATCTCGCCCTCGCGCTGACGAGTGACATCGTCCTTGAGTGGCCGCTTGAGGCCACCACTGGCAATAACGTCGTCGCCCGCATCATCGACATCACGCCGACCGGCCCGTACACGATAGCGATGCCCGATGCGATGTCAGTCGGCGTCGGCCAGACAGTGTTGTTCAACAACCTCGGCCCCGACACAATCACCGTCGATAACGCCGCCGGTAACGCAATCCTGAGCATCGGCGCGGGTGAGCAGTGGCAGGCGTACCTCATCGATAACACCTCCGTTGGCGGTGTGTGGCGCACATTCCGCTACGGCGCGGCTGTGGCGCAGGCTCAGGCCGCCGCACTGGCTGGCGCTGGTCTGGTTGCCGACGGCTCGGAACTCGCACAAAATTACGAAGTCATCGACTTCTCGATCACGCCGTACAGCTTGACCGCGCCTGACCGCGCACGGGTCTTTGTCTGGGGCGGCGGCCTCGGCACATTGAACTTGCCTACCGCTGTCGCCGCTGGCGACGGATGGTTCGTGCAGGTCCGCAACGGCGGGCAGGGCGACCTGACTGTCGATCCGTCGGGCACCGAGCTTATCAACGCCGCGTCCACACTCCGTTTGCAGCCGGGCGACAGCGCCGTAATCGTAAGCGACGGCGTGCAGTGGTACACCATCGGCCTCGGCCAGCAGGCGGTCTTTGCCTTCGACTACACGACCATCGCCGTCACTGGCGGCACGTACACGCTCTCTGGTTCCGAGCTGAACCGCATCGCGTACAAGTTCACAGGCACACTGGCCTCCAACGCCAACATCGTTGTGCCTGCAACGGTGCAGCAATATTGGGTCAACAACGCCACGACTGGCGCGTTTACGCTCGGCGTCAAGACGGCCAGTGGCACGGCCACTCTGGTCGCACAGGGCGAGACTGCTATCCTGTATTGCGACGGCACGGAAATCATCTCCGCGACCACATCGTCCCCGTTTGCGGGTGTCCTGTCTGTGCCGCAGGGCGGCACCGGCGCGAGTAACGCCCCCTCGGCGCTGACCAACCTCGGCGGTACAGGCATCGGCACGGCGGTCTTCACCGCGTCTACAACGGCTGCGGGACGCTCCGCCCTCGCGGCGGCTGCCTCTGGCGCGAACAGCGACATCACATCGCTGTCGGGCCTCACGACGCCACTGAGTGTCGCACAGGGCGGCACAGGCGGCACAACGCAAGCCACAGCCCGTGCGGGTATCGCGGCGGCTGCATCGGGCAGCAACGCAGACATCACCGCGCTCACCAACGCGGCAGGCATCCAGATCGGCGCGCCTACGGCTGGCGCACAAGGCGCAGGCACCATCAACGCGACGGGCCTCTTCATCAACGGCGTGGGCGTTGGCACGGGTTCAGGCTCGGTGACGAGCGTTGCGATGACCGTTCCCTCGTTCCTGTCCGTAACAGGCTCGCCGGTCACGACGTCGGGCACGCTGGCCGTCTCGCTGTCGGGCACCGCGCTTCCTGTCGCCAACGGCGGAACGGGTCAAACTACATACACCGACGGGCAGCTGCTCATCGGTAACAGCACAGGCAACACGCTCACGAAGGCGACCCTGACGGCTGGGTCGGGCATTAGCATCACGAACAGTGCAGGTGGCATCACCATCACGTCTACCGCTGGCGGCGGTACAGTCACCTCCGTTGATGCGTCGGGCGGTACGACTGGCCTTACGTTCTCAGGAGGGCCGGTAACCACCTCCGGCGCACTGACACTCGCGGGTACGCTCGCGGTAACGTCTGGGGGCACTGGCGCGACCAGTGCCTCCGGCGCACGTTTGAACCTCAGTGCGGCTGGATCTGGCGCGAACTCTGACATCACGTCACTCAGCGCCCTTCAGTCACTAAGCATTACGCAGGGGTCTACGGCAACCGCCGCGATTGCGGTTACGGCAACCGGCGGGACAAACCCCTATTTGTCACTTACCGACCCTTTAGGGTCGTGCGCCATTGCTGGTGGCACAAGCGGAACCTTGTTACTTAGGGCGGGTGGAACTGGGTCAGTCGATACTAAAGTCTTTATTCTTAGCAGCGGTAACGTGGGGATTGGCGCAGCAAGTCCATCACAGAGGCTTGTCGTATCAGGCAACATAAGCGCTACAGGTACGTTGCTTCTAGGAACTCCGTTGGCTGTGGGCCAAGGCGGAACAGGTGTTACGACGACACCAACAAACGGTCAGCTTCTGATTGGTAACGGCACGGGTTACACCGCTGCTACGATAACGGCGGGTTCTGGTGTCACTGTTACCAACAGCGCGGGGGGCATTACTATAGCCGCCACAGGTAGCGGAGGCACGGTATCTTCTGTTGCCATGACGGTCCCTTCATTCCTATCGGTTACAGGTTCGCCGATTACGAGTTCCGGCACGCTTGCAGTCACGCTTTCTGGCACCGCCCTCCCCATCGCCAATGGCGGAACGAACGCTACGACCGCAGGGGGCGCACGCACGGCCCTCGGCTCGACCACGCTGGGTGATAATCTCTTCACGATTACCAACCCCAGCGCGGTTACCTTCCCACGCTTCAATGCAGACAACACGGTCTCCGCGCTGGACGCTGCGACTTTCCGTAGCGCAATCGGGGCGGGTACTAGCTCGACCACAGGCACCGTCACGTCAGTGGCGGGCGCGGGCACTGTCAACGGCCTCACGCTAACTGGCACTGTCACTTCATCGGGCAGCCTCACTCTTGGGGGCACCTTATCTGGTGTCAGCTTGACCTCTGCGGTTACTGGTACGCTTCCAGTTGGAAATGGCGGCACTGGTGCAACAACCCTTACGGGTGTCCTAAAGGGGAACGGAACGTCGGCATTCACTGCCGCTACCGCAGGCACTGACTATGTAGCCCCCGGTGGCGCGCTTGGCACGCCTTCGTCCGGTACGCTGACGAACTGCACATTCCCGACGCTCAACCAGAATACTACTGGTAGCGCAGCAAGTTTGGCCACAACTAACTTCTCTATCGTGGAAAGCGGCGGCGTGCTCTACATAAAGTACGGTGCGACTAACATTGCAAAGATCGACAGTTCGGGTAACTTCACGACACTCGCCAATGTCACAGCTTATGGGACGGTATAATGACGCTCAACTCTTCAGGCCCAATCAGCTTGGGTGGCAGCACTGCGGGGCAGTCCATCAACCTTGAGTTGGGTAAATCCGCTACCGCCACGGTTTCACTGAACGACACCGATGTCCGCACACTGGCGGGCGTCGCGTCCGGCGCTATCATCGTGCCGACCAACTTCTACGGCAAGAGTTCCGTTGTTGTAGCGTTTACCTCCACGGGCGTTGAGGATGTTGCGGTAGAGCCAGATAGCGCGCTCGCTGGATACCAGATTAACAGTAACGGGCGTGTTTATGCTGTACAAGGCACGTCGCTTATATCCTCTGAGATAGAGCAGTGGGTTACGCCCACGAGTGCTGCCAGTCAGTACGAGGTGTACCCTACAGTCACGTCGGGGACGCTTACATTTGGCTTCATAAATGCTTGGCTGGTGCTAAACACCAGCTATACTTGGTACGTAGAGCAGGTATCTTCTGGCGTAAAAACGGCAAGCATGTCCTTCCAAGTACGTAAAACAGGCACCGCCACAATCCTTGATACGTGGACTGTAGACTTAATTGCGACGCGGAGCGCATAATGGCCGAACAAATCGTACAGATAATGTCCAAGCCCGGCATCAAACGGGATGGAACCAAGTTCGAGGGCGACCAGTACGTTGACGGCCAGTGGGTCCGTTTCCAGCGCGGCCTGCCGCGTAAGATCGGCGGCTACCGCTCGATCAACAAGTTCCTGCGCGGCCTGCCGCGCACGCTTGCAGAATATACGCAGGATCTGTTGACCTACGTCCACGCCGGATCGGCCAACCGTCTTGAGCGCTTCTTTATCGACGGCACGTACAACACGAGCGTCATCACCGACCGCACACCGGCGTCGGGCTTCACCCCAGACGCAGGGAACCTTTGGCAGTTCGCCACGGCGTACGACACGACGAACGGCAACCAAATCGTCGCGCAAGTCGCGCCGAACCTCAACTGCATCTGCAACATC